GAAAGAACTTATAGACTAAGTAACACTTACTCATTCACTCACTAACTAACACTTTTCTTCAAATGGATTACGACACTTTCGACACTGACATTTTCTCTGAGATTAATGACATGCCGGGTGAGATTTATGATGTGATTGAATACAAAGAAGAGGGAGAAGATGATAAGAAGTTCGATGTGGAAGGATATCTCAACGGTAAGATAGACTACTAAGTAACACTCAGGTCAGCCGCGAGTGGACAGTTGGTCAAAGTGGCACACAAAATGGGCACGACCCTCAAAACCGTGTATTGTAGAGGTATGAACAAAACTACTCAAAACCAAACCTACACCGACCCTTGCACCTATGCCATGCAAAGTGATATGAACCGTCTCAAGGAAGAGATTGCTTCAGACCTTGCAAACTACATGCTGGAGATGATGCCTCCCCTTGATATGTGTGTCGATTTCGTATGTGATCGTTTCGGTCTTGATTGTAACGATGAACTGATAGATTTCGTTGCTGATTGTCACGATGAATTCTTCGGTAACTGATACTAACTCACTCATTCACTATCTAACACAAACTCATGAACTACACTCTTAAGCAACTTCAAGACAGAGTATCAAGTATGATCAAAGAACAGGGAGAAGATGCAGAGTGTGCCGCATGGATTTACACCAAGGAAGATATTCATATGAAGGATGAAAATGGTGAGGTTGATTATGATATGGAGGTAAATGATCCTGCACTTGTTGCACGTATCTTTGATGATGTTGGGCAGATTGATTATATCTACACTATGATTCAAGACTGTGTGGATGAGGTTACAGAGGAGCAACTGATGTTACAACAGCAGGAAATGGTGTAGACTAAGTAACACTAACTAACCCTTCACTATCTAACATCATCATGATTTTCTCAATGTCAACCGATTTGCAGACTCGACGCATCGTCTGGACTCTCAACAATAGAACAGCAGAGGGGGGGCATCCGATCGGTGTGAGCTCCAGCACGATCGGGGCATCCTTTGCAGATATCTTCGGTTATGAGGCGCTAGCGAAACTATACCCTGAACTAATCGATGCCAGTTGACAAGGTGTCACAAGGTTTCGTTTTAGACCTCAAAACCGTGTATTGTATAGAAGTGGAGGGGAACAGGACACCCATTCATCACTCCTAAGTGAGTCAGTTGGCAACTCTACTGCCGGTGATAAACTCCACACCTCTCAGACCTTTCTACCTGCCTCTCATGCGTAAAATCGAATCCCAGATGATCACAGCAGTTCAGAACGATGAACGTTGGTCATCTGCCAATACGACAGTTATCCCCGGTTGGGAGGGGACCTCTGACGTATACCTCCACGGAAACAAAATTGCCACAATTGGTGAAGATTGGATGCAATTGTTCGATGGTGGCAGACAATCAAAGACTACAAAGTCACGTTTGAATGCTTTACTTTCTGCCTTCGGAATGGACGGTGAGCATGTCTTTCAGAAAAACTTTCAGTGGTTCGTTAACTATCAGGGAGCACCAATTCCTTTCTTTGACGGTATGCGTCTTGCATGATCAAAACTAAAAAAGAGTGGGCATCAATCTATGCCCGATTCTACTCAATTATTCTCATTCTCATCATTCTCTAAATGAAAAATAAGCACATCGAACATCCCGAAGATTCCATTCTCACCGGAGATTTAAGTGCTCTTGATTGTCTACGAAACGAGGGTAATCTGTCAGTGAAGATGGACGGGGCACCTGCAATCGTATGGGGGACTAATCCTGCATCGGGTAATTTCTTCGTGGGTACAAAGTCCGTCTTTAACAAAGTAAAGATTAAAATCAACGAATCTCATCAGGACATTAATAGGAACCACACGGGCAACGTTGCAGCAATCCTCCATAATTGCCTTGACTATCTTCCACAAAACGGGGGTATCTTTCAGGGGGACTTCATCGGAATCGGTGGCACTGATGAATACACACCAAACACAATCACCTATCAGTTCGATAACATTGTAGAGGAGGAGATTATCGTTGCCCCTCATACTTACTACACAGCAGAGAGTGACTTAAGGGATGCAATCGCACACCCGATGAACTTCATCATCACAGACACATTCTATTGTAAGTTCGTGAAACCTCTGGCAACGATTGCATCCGGTCGTTATGATGACGGACTGAAGAGATTCCATGACTTAGACGACGTAATTCAGTTTGCGAAAGTTATGGCACAGAACGTTGAGTTTGTATCAGATAAGGAAGCAGTACTGATTAAACAGGAACTCAATTCCTGTATCCGTGAGAATCGTCCCGTGATTGCTTCGACCTTTATGAATGAGAATCTCATCAGTTTCTGGTTGTTAGTTAAGTCGATCAAAGAGGACGCTATCTATCTCTGCCGTAATAATGGTCCAAAGGCATATATCGGACAGACCCCAATCGGTGGTGAGGGTTATGTCTACTCCAATGAGTACGGTACATTTAAGTTAGTCAATCGTGAGCAGTTCAGTTATGCCAACTTTAACAACAATAAGTTCCAAAGTGTAGACAAATAATCTTATCACCCTCATCAGCAACCCTGATGGGTTAGGGGGTTGCCAAGGGGGTCCGATGCTGTAGAATATGAGAGAACAAAGGAACCCCACCCATCAACCCACTCAACACCGTCATTATCTGGGGCAACGTTCCTAGCTCTGCCGTCTCTGAACTTCGTCTTCGTTTCCGTCGTCGCACCATCACCGTAGAGTGGAGGTCGGGTCATTTCTCTACCCACTCCGTTCGTCGTCGTGATATGCTTCGTCTTCTCAACCGTCGTCAGTCGGTAGGGCAGTGGGTAAATGCGTTTGCTCTGTCCTGACCCTTTCCTGATTTTTTCTCTTTACTTTTTTATGAAACGACAAAGGCAAATCGAACTCAAAATGAAAATCTCTAATTTTTCATTGACCCGATGTAATGGTAAGCATTGCATATGGAATCACAACATATACAAACAGGCACGGGTTGTGACCTCAAGAACTCCCAGTGATTGTCGCGTTATGAAAAACATAGAAAGAGATATTAATGAGCAACTTAGACTTTATGCCGTTCGTTCGTAAACAGCAGTGGGGGGTGATTGCCCCCCTTATGTTATGCGTTGCCGTGCCCCGTATATAAAAACCCCCTACTACTTTAAGCTATAAACGACCCAAAGTCCGACCTCAATATCACGATGATAAAAAAAAAGTTTTCATATATAAAAAACGGATAGAGGATTCAAAGATATGCAAAAAAATTCCGCAGAAAATTTTACGACTGTAGAGATCGACCCAGTAAGTGGGGAATATGTTATTACGATACCGGAATGGATATGTGATGAGAGGGGGTGGTACGAGGGAACAGAAGTAAATATCGAGGTCGAGAGTGACTGTATTATTATCAAAGATGCGGAGTGAGTGATTGATTGACAGAGTATAGATAGAGTGTTATGATAGTGACGAAGTTCATTTACGGTTATGGCTAAAGGATTTACAGTAAAAGCAAAGACACCCAAACCAGCTGAGAGTGCTCCAGAATGGGACTATGCGAAGGCAAAGGAAATGGTAAAAGGCAAGTCCATTGTCTTTTGTTTACCAGGTAGAGGAGTTTCTTATACGTATCTCAAAAACTTTGTACAACTTTGTTTTGATTTAGTACAGGCAGGAGCAAGTATTCAGATATCACAAGATTATTCATCGATGGTAAATTTTGCCAGATGTAAGTGTTTAGGTGCGAATGTATTGCGAGGACCGGATCAAATTCCATGGGACGGTAAGTTAAATTATGATTGGCAATTATGGATTGATAGTGACATTGTATTTTCGCCTGAGAAGTTTTGGCAATTAGTTTTGATGGATCAGGATATTGCATGTGGATGGTATATGACAGAAGATGGTAAGACCACTTCAGTTGCACATTGGATGGAAGAGGATGACTTCCGTAATAATGGTGGAGTGATGAATCATGAGACTGGGGAGAGTATTTCGAAGCGTCGCAAACCATTTACTGTAGATTATGCAGGATTTGGATGGTTACTTATCAAGTACGGAGTCTTTGAGCATTCTGAGATCAAGTATCCATGGTTTGCTCCTAAGATGCAAGTATTTGAGAGTGGAGAGGTACAGGATATGTGTGGAGAGGATGTATCATTCTGTCTCGATGCTATCGAAGCAGGATTTGAGATATGGTGTGATCCACGTATCAGAGTTGGACACGAGAAGACAAGAGTCATCTGATGGTACTGACAGAATATACAATTCTCCATAAAGGGAAAGTATTACATAAGAACTTGACGGAGGAGGAGTATTTTGATATGATGGAGGACCTTTCGGTAGAGTATTATCAGAAAGGTTTTCCAAGACCACAAGATTTAGAAACAAAAATCACAAAGTATTAGGAAGTTATTATGGCAGTACGTTCAAGAGTTGGATTAAGTGGTGACGGTTTTATAGAGGGAAAACCGAAGAAGTCTCGTCAAGGGAATGGTAAGCACACAAAATATGCCGCGACTTCTCGTAACGGCAAGCGTAAGATGTATCGTGGACAAGGACGAGGTTAATATATAATTGTAGTTTTATTGTCACTATATGGCATGTTTGATTGCAAATCTTCCATCACAGGAAGTATGGGTTCGTAAAGAATATCTAACGGATCATCAAAGTGGACATGGTGAATTTGTAAAGGGCGTTTGGGTATCGGTTAAATCGATTCCTGGACGTGCTTTTTATTTTGAGACCTATCTACCAGAATATGCGGCAATGTATGATAAATTGCCTATCAGTGCCTTTGTAGCAGACCCTGAGACACCAAGTCCGGACATGAACCTACCAAACCTTCAGTTTTGGAATTGTATGGACTACGGGGTTGTCTCGGTGGATAAGAAATTTATTGGTTCAATGGACTTTGAATGTTATACTCGGGACTTTGGTAATGTAAAAGGCACCTATGTCTGCACTATTGATAACTATCATCATGATCCGGACTATGTTGATTGGGCAACCAGTGAAAATCCAGCCGAACACAAGTCTCATAACCTGATTGAACTTGAGAATGGACAGTATGCACTGTATCCAAACAATAGATTACGTATTTTTGACAATAGTTTAACTCCTGTTGATCCTAAAATGCCTGATTTTAAGGTTTCGACTCAATATTATCAAGTTGAAAATGGATTTGAACGACTTGGAATGGGACGTGAGGACGAATATTTCTGGAAGACTGCACAGGAACGTGAAAATTCATCCGAAGAGGGTGAAAAATAAATAAAATAGGGATAGAAACCCCTCAAAAAGTTCTATTTTAACAAAATAGGAGTAAAATGGGCAATTCACCAGTAGATAGAAGTACAAGTTACATGAAAGAAATGTGGGGGACAACAAGTTTGACCACAGATCACTGGTCATTACCTAAAAAAACAAATGATCCAGAAGAAAGAGTGCTTCAGGAGATTATGCACGATGATTTAAAGGAAGGACAAAGAAATCTTCAGGAATAGAGTATAAATAAAATTAAGAAAACTCTTTAACAATGGCAATTCAGAGGATATCACGGGCATTTAAGGACATTAGTTTGTCTTTTGAGCCCCATCCTGTGACAAAAGACCTTCCGGTTCTAAAAAATGAGAACGCAATTCGTCGTTCCGTAAGAAATATAGTAGAAACTATCCCAACAGAGAGATTTTTTAACTCTTTGTTGGGTTCTGATGTAAGAAGAAGTCTATTTGAGTTCGTTGATTTTGGTACTGCATCAGTCATTCAGGACCAAATTGAAATTGCGATTAATAATTTTGAAGATAGAGTCGAAAATTTGATCGTTCAAGTAGATCCAATAGCAGACGAAAACACATTTAATGTAACAGTCATATTTGATATTATTGGTCAAGAGTTTCCGACACAAGAATATTCATTCCTCTTAGAGGCAACCAGATAAAATGCCTTTTACAAAATATACAAATTTAGATTTTGATCAGATAAAAACTTCCATCAAAGATTATCTCCGTGCCAACTCTACATTCACGGACTTTGACTTTGAGGGATCAAACTTTTCAGTTTTAATTGATACGTTAGCATATAATACTTACATTACTGCATTCAATTCGAATATGGTTGTGAATGAATCCTTTTTGGATTCTGCAACTCTTCGAGAGAATGTAGTTTCTCTTGCCGGTAATATTGGATATGTACCCCGTTCCAGAACCGCATCTACGGCACAAATATCATTTAACGTAACAACTAGCATAGACACTCCTACACTCACTCTGAAGGCAGGTATAGTGTGCGTGGGGGGCACTAATGATACTACATATACATTTGCCATACCAGAAGACATTACGGCAAACGTTGTGAGTGACACGGCTTCTTTCAGTAATGTTAATGTTTATCAAGGAATATTCTTAACCAAACAATTTCAATATGATGGTTCTTTGGATCAAAGATTTGTTTTAAATAATTCTTTTGTTGATACATCAACACTTAAGGTATACATTAAAAAAACAGAACAATCTGGACTTGGTGTTGAATATTTCCTTTCAGAAAATATTTTTGATGTAGATAATAATTCTAGAATTTTCTTCATTAATGAAGTTCAAGATGAAAAATATGAATTAAGATTTGGTGATGGACTGATTGGCAAAAAACCTGGTGATGCAGTTGGTTCTGATGGGACGATAATTACTGCCAACTATATTATTACTGATGGTAGAGATGGAAATGGAGCTTCTAGTTTTTCATTCTCAGGAACATTGGAAGATGCATCTAATAATATTATTGATCCAGGAACTGTTACGATTACCACTAATCAATCCTCAATTAATGGAGGAGATATCGAACCTGTAGATTCGATTAAATATTATGCTCCAAGATTGTATTCGTCTCAATATAGAGCAGTTACATCAAGAGACTATGAAACCATCATTAAAAAAATATATCCAGATACAGAGTCCATATCTGTAGTTGGTGGTGAGGAAATGGATCCTCCACAATTTGGTACTGTTCAGATCAGTATTAAACCAAAAAATGGAACATTTGTTTCAGATTTTAATAAGACACAAATTTTATCAAAATTAAAACAATTTACAGTATCTGGAATAAATCAGAAGATAACTGATCTTAAAATTCTCTATGTTGAACTCAATAGTTCTGTTTACTATAATTATTCTCAAGTATCGAGTGCAGATACATTAAAAACCTCTGTTATAAATTCTCTTCAAAAATATTCGGAGTCTTTAGATTTAAATAAATTTGGAGGTAGAGTTAGATATAGTAAACTACAACAAGTTATCGACAATACAGATACTGCAATTACATCAAATATTACAAGAATTATTATTCGTAGAGATTTAAAACCTGTACTCAATAAGTTTGCACAATATGAATTGTGTTATGGGAATCAATTTCATGTAAATTCTAAAGGATTTAATATAAAATCTACTGGATTTAAAATTTTTGGGGAAACAGACACAGTTTATATTACAGATGTTCCTAATGCCGACTTAAAATCAGGAAACTTATCAATTGTAAAAGAATTATCTGATGATGAAACTAGAGTAATTGTAAAATCTGCAGGAACAGTTGATTATGTAAAAGGTGAAATAATTTTAGGAACTATCAATATTACATCAACTTCATTGAGTGATGGATTAATTGAAATACAGGCATTTCCAGAATCTAACGATGTTGTTGGATTAAGAGACTTATATGTCTCATTAAACATTTCTAAAAGTACAATAAATATTGTCAGGGATGTAATTGCTTCTGGGGATGAAATATCTGGAACCAGATTTGTTTCTGACTTCTATACATCAAGTTATTCAAACGGAAATTTAGTAAGAAAGTAATATGATACAAACTGGATTTGAATCTAGAATCAAAGTACAGGATTTAATTGACCATCAACTTCCAGAGTTTATCTTGGAAGAAAGTCCAAATGCAGTAGAATTTTTAAAGCAATATTATATTTCACAAGAATATCAAGGTGGGCCTATTGATATTAGTGATAATTTAGATCAATATTTAAAGTTAGATAATTTAACACCAGAAGTTATTGTAGATAGTACAACGACTAGTAATGCTATATCATCTGCTGATACTATTATTAGTGTTTCTAGCACAAAAGGATTTCCTAATCAATATGGACTCCTTAAAATTGATAATGAAGTCATTACATATACTGGAATTACTACTAATAGTTTTACTGGATGTATACGCGGATTCAGTGGAGTAACTGATTATCATCAAGATTTAAATCGTGGGGAACTTGTTTTTTCCACATCAACAGCAGTAGAACATTCTAATAATTCATCTGTTCAAAATTTAAGTTCTTTATTCTTAAAAGACTTTTACAAAAAATTAAAATCTACTTTTACTCCAGGATTAGAAAATATTAAATTTGTAGATGAAATAGATGCAGGAAATTTTATAAAGAGAGCAAAAGATTTTTATGCTTCTAAGGGAACAGATGAAGCAATAAAAATACTCTTCAAAGTTATTTTTGGTGAAACACCTTCAATTATAAATTTAGAAGATTATTTAATTAAACCCTCCTCCGCAAATTATGTGAGAAGAGAAGTTGCAATAGTAGAATTAATATCAGGAGAACCTTCAAAAATAGTTGGACAAACTCTCATAAAAACTACCGATGAGAATACAACTGCTTCAATATCGGCCATAGAACCATTTTCAAGAAAGAATAAAACATTCTATAAGATTGAATTTTATATTGGAAATGATGAAAATTCTTCATCAGTTGTAGGAAATTTTGAAATAACACCAAATACAAAGTTAGTTGAAAGTGTATCAGCAGGATCTTCCATCTTAACGGTAGATTCAACTATTAGTTTTCCACAATCCGGAACATTGGTTTCTGGAACTAATAACATTTTTTATACTGGAAAAAGTATTAATCAATTTTTTGGATGTAGTGGTATCACTAATACTATACCTACAGCATCAAATATTAGATCTAAGGATACTTATTTTTCTTATGAAGATGGAGATACTTCTAAGAAAGTTGAATTAATATTACTTGGAGTAATACAAGACTTAGTTGAAGAGAATAAAGATTTTAAAGTAGATGAGAATGATGTAATTAGAATTAAAAGTCTTGGAGATAAGATTGAAAATACCAATTTAAATTGGAAAGAGATTTTTGCAAATTCTTGGATCTATAATACTAGTGCAAGGTATGAGATTGTAGATAATTCAAGTACAAAATTAGAATCTATTATTGATAGATCCAGTCTAAAAATTGGAGATGAGGTTGAAATATTAGAAAGAGGTAGTGAAATTGTAGTATCTTCTTCCAATATAATTTACATTGAAGATATTAATACTACAGAAAATACTTTAACGTTGGCAAATAAGCCAACTTTAAATGCAAGTACAAAATATGATGTAAGAAGAAAATTAAATAAAACAAAGTCTTCAGGTTTAGATTTTGAAAGTAGTTCTTTACTATCAGATATTCTCAATTTATATGTTGATAAGGATGATTATGCGTATGTATCTTCAAATTCATTACCATCAGAGGAAAAAAATGGAATTGTAGATTATCGTCTCGATATCGAATCAAATATTAAAAGTGTTAGTATTGCTAGTACTACAAATCTTGAGGATTTTTCTGAAGGAGTTTATAATATAATTGAATTTAATCCTTCAGTTCCTTTCTTAACAGGGGATAAAATATATTATTTTCCACAAAATGAATCTTTGGTTGGATTGCAAACTGGAAATTATTATGTAAAAGTAATATCTACAAATCAATTTAAATTATATTCCTCTCCATCTTCAATAGAATCGGGAAGTAATTTAAAATTTCAAGTACCAAATTCTGGTATAGGAACTCACACTTTTACTCTATATTCTCAACGACAATCTGAGCTTGGAATACAAAAACTTTTAAGAAAGTTTCCATTAGAAAAAAATATTGAAAATGGTTCCGGAACTTTAACAATTCCAGGAACTACAGGAATGTTAATTAATGGTGTTGAGATTAATAATTACAAATCTAAAGATGTAGTTTATTATGGACCAATTGAGGATGTAGACATTCTTTCTGGTGGAGAAGATTTTGATGTAATTAATCCACCATTAGTAGAAGTTTCTACTGGTATCGGCAGTACTGCAAAAATTCAACCAGTAATTAGTGGGTCTTTTGAAAAAGTACATGTAGATTCTCAAAATTATAACATTGATAGGATAATTTCTATTAATATTGAAGGAGGTAATGGTAGTGGTGCAGTAATTGAACCCGTAATAATAGAAAGTCCCAGAGAAGTTTTATTTAATGCAGATGAATTTTCTAGTGGTGGAGGAGTTAGTGAGACAACTAATCAAATTATATTTTTAATAGATCATAACTTTGTTAATGGTGAAGAAGTAATTTACAATCCTCTAGGAAATAATCCAATAGCAATTGGAACAGCAGGAACTAATTTTAGTCTACCTACTAATTCAGTATATTTTGTTGGTGTTACTAACAATAAAGCAATAAAATTATATAATAATTTAAATGATCAACAATCAGATTTGAATGTTGTTGGAATTTATACAGGTTCGGTTGGAACGCATAAGTTCTCTACTATTTCGTCTTCAAAACAAGTTTCTTATGTAAAAGTAATTAATAAAGGAGAAGGTTATACTAATAGAAAATTAATTGTAAAACCTACTGACATATCTACAACACAAAATGCGATCAATTTCAAAGGTCACGGATTTAACGACGGCGAAATTATTGAATATGATTATGAAAGTGGATCAATATCAGGAATTGCAACTACAAACCAATACTACGTTTTAAAACTTGATACAAATTCTTTTAGGTTATGTGATGCGGGTGTTGGGGGAACAACTTCTTCAAATTATGAACGAAAAGATTATGTAGAATTTAATAGCACAGGAAGTGGATATCAGTATTTTAAATATCCTGATATTTCAGTTTCAATTAAATACAATACTGTAGGATTTGGAACTACTACTCAACAATATCAAGAATTAATAACAACCCCAGTAGTAAAAGGTAGTGTTATTGATGCTTATGTTTATGAATCTGGAACTGGTTATGGATCTACAACTTTAAATTTAAAGAAAAATCCAATAATTTCAATAAAGAATGGTAAATCTGCTCAATTGACACCATCTATTGTTGATGGAAGAATAATTAACGTTTTTACAAGTTATGTTGGAAGTGAATATTATTCCACTCCAGATTTAGTTGTTTCTGGATCTGGCACTGGGGCCGAGTTAAGAGCAGTAATTAATGATGGAAAAATATCAGAAGTAAAAGTTCTGAATACGGGTATTGGGTATTCTGCATCAAATACAAAGATTGAAGTTGTTTCATCAGGAAAAAATGCTTTTATTGATCCACAAATAAGAACACTAATTGTTAATGATAATACAGCAAGATTTACTACCGGTGAAGTTTTATTGGAAGGTAAAGATAAACTTCAATATTCAGTATCAAAATACTTTGAAAATCTGAGAAGTTCCTTCAAAGAAACTCCTGTAGGATCTGCATCTACAAGCATTTCAAATATAATTGGATGGGCTTATGATGGAAATCCAATTTATGGTCCGTATGGATATACAAATCCTAATGATATATCTTCTGGATTGAAATCATTAGAATCTGGATATATTTTAAATTTATCAAATGTTGAAGATAGACCAGCTGGATTTGTTGATGGATTTTTTGTTGAAGATTATAAGTTTAATGGAGGAAAAGATTTAGATGAATATAATGGTAGATATGAAAAAAATGTAGAGTATCCGAACGGTGTTTATGCATACCATGCTACGGTAGACGAATTTCCATATTTTATAGGCAATAAGTATAAATCAAAATTAATTTCTAATTCTGATTTAGATCAATCATTTGATTTCAATAATTCAAATTTATTACGAAACACATTACCATATAAAGTATCAGAGTTAAACGCTAACTATGATTTTGTCAATGAAACCAGTGATGTTTTGGAACAAAAAATAGAAGTAGTATCTGTAACTTCAGATTCGATAAAATCTATAAAAATTGAAAACTCTGGTAGTAATTATAAAGTTGGAGACAAATTAACATTTAATGATACTAACACTTCAGGAAGTGGTTTGAATGTTAGTATTGCTTCTATTAAAGGTAAAAGTGTTTTAGAATTAAATACAAATCTAACTGAATATTTAAATTCTATCTTTACATGGGAATCTTCTAGCAAAATAAAAGTATCAATATTACCAAAACATGATCTTTTAAATCTAGATTATGTAACTATATCTGGATTTTCGACTAATCTTTCATCTCTAAATGGAACACATCAAATTATAGTTCCTTCTTATGCAAATGGGAGATGTCTTTCTACTATAACATCTACATCGTCTGCAGGATTTACAACAGAAATTTATGTTTCTCCAATTCCAGATCAAGTATCTGTTGGTAGTAGTATTAATATTGGAACAGAAACTTTAAAGGTTCTTGAAGTATTTAAAAATCAAAATATTCTCAGAATTGAAAGAGGATTGACGGGTGTATCACATACTGTTGGAACGGCAGTAACTTTCTCACCAGATTCCTTCATAATTTCTAAATCTACAGATAAATTTGATTCCAATGTAAATGATAAGGTATTTTTCAATCCTAAGGAATCTGTTGGTGTTGGAACAATAAGTGGTGTTGGATATAGCACATCATTTACATTTGGAGAAATTTCGACCGTAACTAGAAGCATTCCTACAAAAGGAATTTATATTGAAAGTCATCCCTTTGTAACAAATCAACCAGTTGTTTATACTTCTAATGGAACAACTATAACTGTTTCTGCCGATGGAACATCTACCCCAACAAATTTACCTAACAATGTTTTTATTGTTAAGAAAGGTCCAAGTATTATTGGATTGAAGACTGCAATTACAGGTGAAGAGTTATTCTTCCATACTAATGGAGTAGATAATGATGAATATTCATTCGAATCCAATTATACTCAAATATTGGGAGACGTAGATAAGAATGTAGTGACTGTTTCAGTATCAACATCTCACGAACTTCAAAATGGAGATACGGTAACATTAGATGTTCAACCTAATCTTTCAGTAGGTATTGGAACCTCAATAGCAGTTCGGGTTCTTTATAAATCAGAAATTGATAATATTGTAGTCAATCCAATTGGATTTAACTCTACAGGAATTAATACAGTAACTAATGAAATCACTATTTCAGAACATAAATTGGTAACTGGTGATAAAGTTTTTTATGAAGATAATGGGTATAATGAATATTTTGTTTATACAATTAATAGAAATAAAATTAATCTCTGCAAAACTTATATTGATTCTCAAAAAAATCCTCCGACAGTCGTATCCTTTGCTTCTACAGGAGGTTCTTCACAAACAATATCATTAATTAATCCACAATTACAACCAGTTAAAAACAACAATTTAGTATTTGACCTTTCAGATTCTTCATTGATAAATTATAGTCTAAGATTGTATCAGGACAAAGAGTTTAATAATGAATTTGTTTCTACTGGTTCTAGTATTACTTTTAATGTATCTGGAGTAGGAACTGTTGGAGTAACATCAACAGCAGCTCTCACATTAGATTACAACTCGCAAATTGGAGAATTATTCTACACTTTAAAGAAAGATGGAGTATTAGTTAAATCTGATACTGATACTAAAAATTATTCAAGTATCAAATATATTGATAGTGATTATAATAATTCATATACTATAAGTGGTGTTGCCGCAACAACTTTCAATGTAAATATTAATAAAAAACCAGAAAAACTTTCTTATGGATCAGCAGAGTGTGACATATTAGAATATTCCACAACATCAACTTCACCATCAGGCCCAGTTAAATCTTTAACTATTTTATCTTCAGGAACTGGATATAAAAAATTGCCATCTTTAAAATCTACAAATTCTGTTTCTGGAATAGACTTAATTGTAAATGCAGAATCAATAAATGTAGGATCTATAAAGGAAAGTAGAGTTATCAATAATAGATTTACTTATTCTCCAGATAAAACTTTAAGACCTAAGGTTAATGTATCTCCAAATATCGTAACAAAAGATTCAAATACAATAAAACAGATATCAATAATTAGTGGAGGAGAGGGTTATGTATCTGCTCCAAATATAACTCTTGTAAATTCTATAACAAGAAGTGCAGTAAATTCTGGATTTATTGAGGCAAAAATAACGGGATCCGCAATTTCTTCTTTAGAAATACAGGTTGAACCAAAAGGTTTGCCTGATGAAACTGTAGAAGTTTTTGCAACAAATAATAATAATGGCATTGCAATTGAAAAAATAGCATCATCCAATACCGGCATTTTCACATGCACTATATCAACACCTCCAGTAAGTGGTTTTACAACTCAACCATTTAATTCAGGAGATGAAGTATTCATTGAAGGAATACAGAAGTTTAGTGCTGATGGTAGTGGATTTAATTCTGCAGATTATGGATTTAAATTCTTTAAGGTAAGTGGATATGATACTTCAGGAGTTAATGATACAGTAACAATTAATGTATCTGGGTTCACTACCAATACTGGTATTGGAAAAACAATTCAAGATTTTAGCGGAGTAATAATTCATAAAAATGATTACCCTACTTTTAAGGTAGTTCAAGAACCATCCAAATTTTTAATTGGAGAAACTTTATCATCTAATCAAATAGTTAGAGATTTGGAAGTTGTCGGAAGTGATGGAGATTCTTTAAAAGTATCTGGAACATATGAATTATCAGTTGGTGAAGTTATTACTGGAAATGAATCTGGTACTATTGCAACAATTAAATCTTTAGAGTTAAATGAAGGGACATTCAATGTTGGATATTCTAACACAAAAGATATTGGTTGGGACACTGAAACTGGAAAATTGAGTGAAGATTTTCAGGTTACTTCAGATAATAATTACTATCAAAATCTATCTTATTCTGTAAAGAGTTCAATAACATACAAAGATCAACAATCTCCAGTAGAAAGTTTAGTTCATACAAGTGGATTGAAAAATTTTGCAGACACTGGAATAACTTCAAATACAAGTGCGGGATTATCTACTACTAATGATGGAATTACTATAATTTATGATGTAATTGATGAAAAAAGAGTAGATACTATCAATAGTTTTGATAATGTTATTGATGTCGATGTTGTAGATTCGAAGTCAAAATTCCTAAAATTAAAAACTAAAAAACTTACAAATTATACAGAATTGAAGGATCTTAATGTATTGACTATCGATGATATACAAAATCAATTCTCAAATTCGGAAGCTGAATCTACTGAATTTTTATTAATAGAAGAACTTGATAATAAAACTTATTTTAATTACTTATTAAGAGTAACTAATGAAAATAATAGTGAAATTCAATTAACTGATGTTACCATTCTAAGAGATGCTGACGATGATGAATCATTCATTATTGAAAATGAATCAATATCTGGTCAAGAATTTACATACGGAAATTTTGACTTATTCATAAATGAGTCTGAGGAAACTTTCCTTAGATTTGTTCCAAATGAACCACTTAATACAAATTATGATATAAAATTAATTAAGCAAGTATTTAATACAACTTTCTCTGGTGTTGGAACTCAATCCGTAGGATTCACTAGTTTGACCGGATCTGTTAATATTGAAAATACTATCGTAGGAATTGGAACTACAACTATTATTTCTGTAAATTCTAATATTTTCGAATCACTTTATATCAATGCACAAGTGATTAATAGTGTTACTCAAGATATGAATTATGTGAGATTATATATTGCTCATGATGGAACAGATACATTCATGTCTGAATATTATATTGATGGCACTGTTTTTAGTTCTTCGACAGGAAATCAAATAGGAACTTTCTACTCCAATATAGACAGTGGAATTCTATCCATAACACATGAAAATGATTCGTCTCAAGAAATTAAAATAAGAACTAATATTGTTGGATTTGGAACAACAACAACTGGAACGGGTACTTATAGATTTAAATCTTCAGATCAATCTAATGGACAAGAAAGAAGTGTAATCTATGACTCACAATTTTATTCTACAGTAGGTGCTTCTTCCACAATAATTCAATCATTAGATAAAATTTTATTTAATGCATCGAAATCATTAATTCAAGTAAGCATAGGTTCAACAAAGGCACTTCATCAAGTTATGATGGTTTCCGATCAAACTGATGTTTATACTCAACAATTACCTTTCCTTTCAGTTTCTAATGATGATATTTTAGACGATGCTGCTGGCATCGGAACATTTGGAGGAGAAATATCTGGAAGTAATTTGATACTCAAATTCTACCCAGATGCGAATCAAACAGGACAGATTGATATTGAAGTATTCAGTAAATTATTCTACTCTGAAGTAGATATTTTGAACGAACCTTTAGATTTATCATATGGTTCCGTAACTGAAAGTATTGACGAAAAATTCTATAATGCAATAAATGGTTCTAGAATTAATAAAACTAATTTTTCACTTACAAATAATAATACTCCAATTTTCTCCAAAAAATTTAATCCGAATTCGGTAGCACTTGCTGCAACTACTGGAATATTTACAATTCAAGATCACTTCTTTGTTACTGGTGAAGAACTAATCTATACTCCAAATTCTACGGTTATTGGTATCGGAACCAGTGCAATGGTTACTCCTAGTGGTGAACTGCCATCTACAGTATATGCTATTAAATTGACGGAAGATACTTTCAAAGTAGCAATAACGACCACAGCATCTTCCAGTGGTATTGGAACAACATTTACTTCTCTTGGAGAAGGAAATGCTCATAGATTTACTATGAAGGAAAGGAGCACTAAGTGTATTATATCCGTTGACGATTTAGTTCAGTATCCAATAACATTTACTAAGGTTACACACAATTTAAGTGGAAATGTCGGAGGTTCATTAGGAATTAGCACATCTATTGTTTCTTTAAGTGGAATATCAACAATAAATCCAAAAGATATATTGTTGGTTGATAATGAATATATGGGTGTTACTAATGTTGGATTGGGAACAACAAATATAGGACCAATAACAAATAATGGAAGTATAAATTTAGTTGAAGTTAAAAGAGGGTTTGTAGGTTCCACTGCATCAACTCATACAGATTCTACTTTAGTCAGACTTCATAAGGGAGCATTTGATATTGTGGATGATGAAATTCACTTTACAGAACCACCAAGAGGAAATCCCCAGATTACAAAAACAACTAGTAATTTAGATTTTGAAACATCTCAATTTGTTGGAAGAGTATTTTTCAAATCTAATTACGATAATAATAAAATCTATGATGATTTATCTGACGAATTTACTGGAATTGGAAGAACATTTACACTAAAAGTTGGTGGTGCAAATACTACTGGAATTGGAACAGAAGCTTCAAGTGGTCTGGTCTTTATTAATAGCATTTACCAATCACCCAAAACTGATAATAATCCTACAAAATTCAATTATCAAATTTTCGAAAGCACTACTGCAGGAATATCAACCATAGAATTTTCTGCAATTACTAGACCAGACGATCCTCTTCAATATGTGACTTCTGATTATGATGTTAACGTAAATGAAGTTCCTAGAGGTGGAATTATAGTTTCATATGGATCTACACCTGGACTTGGATTTGCACCACTTGTAGGTGCCTCTGTGACTGCTGTTGTTGGTGCTGGAGGTTCTATTGTATCTGTCGGTTTAGGAACAACAGGACACGGTTCTGGATACAATGGTTTAGTTTCTATCGGTATATCTGTATACGAAAGTGGACATTCTGGTTCTATAGCAACAATCACGGCAACTGTTGGTGCAGGTGGTACATTATCATTTAATGTTGGTGCTGGAGGAACTGGATATAGTAATCCTGAAATATTTGTTTCGGATCCATCATATAAAAATCTTCCTGTAATTGGCGTTTCTAGATTGGGAATTGGATCTACAACTGATACTGGTAATGGATTATTGGTAGACTTAAAACTTAGTGGATCTACAGGAATAGGATCTACTTACTTTGAAGTAAGTGAATTCAAAATCTCAAGATATGGATATAATTTTAGAAGAGGTGACGTATTTAAACCCGTTGGATTGGTTACTGATTCTTCTTTATCTTCTCCAATATCAAATTTTGAAATTGAAGTAGTTAATACTTATTCTGATAGTTTTGCTGCTTGGGAATTTGGAGAACTTGATTATATTGATTCTATTAAAGACCTACAAGATGGAATAAGAACTAGATTCCCTCTCAATTATAATTCATCACTTCTAAGTTTTGAACCTAAAGAAAATTCTCCTATTGAAAAAAATATCAATAATATTCTTATAATTTTTGTTAATGGTGTATTACAAAAACCTGTGGAGAATTACATTTTTGAAGGTGGAACATCATTTGCATTTACTAGAGCACCCATACCAGAAGAAGAAATTGAAATTTATTTCTATAAAGGTGTTGATGGAACTGATTCTGTATTAGTTGATAATATTATACCAACTATAGAAACTGGTGATATTGTTCAAGTCATAAGTAATAACATTTATCCAAATACAGTAACTCAAGATGAAAGAACAGTTTATAACTTGACTACTTCCGATAAATTTGAAACTAATCGATATTCCGGATTAGGAGTTGATGAATCCAATTATAAACCACTATCTTGGACTAAGAAAAAAACCGATAGAAAAATTAATGGCCAATATGTTTATAAATCAAGAGATGTATTAGAACCTCTAATCTTCCCGACTGCAAGAATTATTAAAGATGTATCCACAACAGATACTCAAATATTTGTTGATAATTCAGAATTATTTGATTATGAAAAAGGTACTGGAAATGCGGAAGATACTTTTGATTGCTTAGTTGTTAACGGCATTTCTACTCAAACATCAGATTCTATTGAATCTATAACTGGATTTAATTTTAATATTATTCAAGGTTTCTCTGGAATTGTAACTGGTATTACAACAACATCTGGAATTGGAGTTCCTTTAGCACTTGAATTTAAAGTACAGCATGATGTTGCTACTTCACATTTTGTTGGACTATCAACAGGTTATCCAATTTATATTTACGATACTAGAATTGGTAGTGGAGTTACATCAATTGATAATTCAAATTCTGCAGTTGTTGGAATTGGAACAACTTTCTTGGACAATGTTTACTATGTTTCTGCTTGGTCTAATGATAATACAGGTGATGGACCAAAAATTGGAATTATTACATGTAATGTAGATTCTAATTCTAATATCGTTGGTCTTGGAACTACTGGAAATATATTAAATCCAGTTGGAAAATATTCATGGGGAAGATTTTCTGGAGGAACAAGATCTGCAAACCCAATATCAATCGGAGTTACTGGAAATACTGTATCTGGATTGACAACATATCCAACAATTCAGAGAAGAGGTATTGGTATTAGAAAAACTGGAGCACTACCCAAAATTGAAACTTAGAATTGTCTTATAAATATATAAAAAACAATTAATATGTCCGCATTCGTAACAGATCAATTTAGAATATTGAATGCTGGTTCTTTTGTAGAGTCTATCAGTAATAATTCTTATTACGCCTTCTTAGGATTATCAAATCCAACTCCAGGATCAGTTGGATTTGGTAGGACTGATAATTGGAATACAAGTACAACTAATAATCCTGTAGATAATTTTCAATATTTGTCTCATTATAGAGATACTAGTTTATTTGGTAAGAAGATTACTGCAGAAAATGCCAGAAGAGTCATAAGAAAAGTTCAATGGGTTTCAAATACTCCTTATGACATGTACAGACATGATTATCGACAAGGTAATGAATCGTCTGTATCTAAAACTGTAAGACTATATGATTCAAATTATTATATTGTTACAAGTGAATTTAAAGTTTATATTTGTATAGATAATGGTTCTTCTGGTAGCAATCCTTCCATCACAGGATCCCTAATAGAACCAACACAAACTGACGTAGAACCTCCAGTTGCAGGATCTGATGGATATAGATGGAAATATCTATTCAGTATTTCACCGTCAGATGTAATTAAATTTGATTCTACGGAGTTTATTATTGTTCCTAATAATTGGGAAACTTCGACAAATTCGGATATTCAAACTATCAGAGAAGGAGGAGACTCCGACATTAATAATAATCAAATAAAAACAGTATATATTGAAAATGGTGGAACTGGATACAGTAATGGTACAGCATCTATTATAGGTGATGGAAGTGGTGCTACAGTTTCTATTGCAGTAGATAGTTCTGGAATAATAACAAGTGTTACTGTAACAAATGGTGGAAAAGGGTACACTTATGGAATTATCGATTTAAGTGCTAATTCGGGATCAGGTTCAAGGTTAATTCCTATAATTCCCCCATCAAAAGGTCATGGTTATAACATTTATGATGAGTTAGGAACAGATAAAGTATTGATGTATGCAAGATTTGATGATTCGACTAAAGATTTTCCAATAGATACTAAATTTTCTCAAGTTGGTATTATAAAAAATCCCGAAACTTTTGCTGGAGCTGGAATAACTTTTACTGAAAATGCATTCTCATCTCTTTATGCTGTTGGATTAACAACTTCTAGAAACGTAGTTATTGGAGAAAAAATAACACAAGACACATCTGGAGCAAAAGGATATGTGGCATCATTTGATACTGATACTAAGGTTTTAAAATATTATCAAGACAGATCATTATGTTTTGGAAATAAGGAAGATCAATTAGATAGTGCCAGTACATCAAATATAATAGCATTTAACTCTACTAATGATATTACATTTGCTCAAAGTTCAGGTTCTTCAAGTATTGATACTAACCTTAATGGTAGTGTAGTAGTTGTGAATAGCAAACAAATTAATTTGGGAGTTACTTTTACGAATGGTCTTGCAAATCCAGAGATAAATAAAAAGACGGGCACTATAATCTATATCGATAATAGACCCGAGGTTCAGAGAGACTCTAGACAAAAAGAAGACATCAAAATTATTCTGGAATTCTAAAAAAAGATGGCACAAAAAACAGATTTAAATATAAGCCCATATTATGATGATTTTGATGGAGATAAAAACTTTTATAAAGTTTTATTTAAACCAGGATTTCCAGTTCAGGCTAGAGAATTAACAACTCTTCAATCTATTTTACAGAATCAAGTAGAGTCTTTTGGTGGTAATATTTTCAAAGAAGGATCCATGGTTCTTCCAGGATCTGTATCTTTTGATAATCAATTTTCTGCAATAAAATTAAATGCGGTTAATTTGGGTATAGATGTCTCTGTTTATATTAAGAATTTTATTGGAAAGAAAATTACTGGACAACTTTCGGGTGTAACAGCATCTATTCAACAAGTTGCTCTTACATCTGATAGTGATCTAGTAAGTGATCTTACAATTTATGTCAAATATGGAGAATCTGGAGATGATGCCGAAGTAGATACATTCCAAGATGGAGAACAGTTATTTGCAAGTGAAAATATTACTTATGGCAATACTACAATTACTGCAGGAACTGCATTTGCATCATTAATCTCTCAGGATGCAACATCTATTGGTTCAGCAGCATTTATTGATAATGGTGTTTATTTTATCAGAGGAACATTTGTAGAAGTTTCTAAGCAAACACTTATATTAGATTATTATACCAATACTCCTTCATATAGAGTAGGATTAAAAATATCCGAAACTATTGTAAATGCAAAGGATGATTCATCTTTATATGATAATGCAAAAGGATTTACTAACTTTGCGGCACCAGGTGCAGACAGATTAAAGATTTCATTAATACTTACAAAAAAAGAAATATCTGATACTAAAGATACTGATTTTGTAGAGATATTAAGAGTAGATAAAGGAAAAATTAAAAAAATTGATAATAAACCACAATATAATTTAATAAGAGATTATATTGCGGAAAGAACATTTGATGAATCTGGACATTATGCTGTAGATGAGTTTGGTGTTAAAGCACTCAACTCTTTAAATGATCAAATCGATAATGATGGTTTATATTTAGAGGGAGAAACTACAGAACAAGGAAATACTCCATCAGATGATTTAATGTGTCTACAGGTAAGTCCTGGAAGAGCATATGTAGATGGATATGACGTTACTTTTGACTCAGAAACTGCTGTAGATGTAGAAAAACCCAGAGATACTGAAAGTATAAGTGGTGCTAATATCCCATTTGAGATGGGACATTTATTGAGAGTTAATAATGTCAGTGGTGCTCCAAAAGAAAATGAAACTTTAGATTTATATGATCAACTTGGTGGGGGAGGAACACAAATTGGTATTGCTAGAGTATATACATTTAATTTGACTGATGCTGCATACACTAATGCAAAAACTCAATGGGATTTATATCTTTATGATATTCAAACTTATACAAATATAACCTTTAATGTAGGTGTAACCGCAACCCAAATTCCAACATCTTCTTTTATAAAAGGAAAGAGTAGTGGTGCGAGTGGTTTTGTTGTTGCTGGTGGTGTTGGACCGTTAAATCTCAGTCAAACTTCGGGAACGTTTGTGATTGGAGAAAAATTGATTATTAACGGAATTGAAACTGCATTAACAATTAAGAGTTTTGTTCAAAATAATATCAATCAATTAAAATCTGTTAAAAAAACTGGTGTATCGGGATTTCCAAATTTTAACGCAGATGCGGTATTAAATTCTAAAAAGTTCTCCAATGGAATTTCAGAAATTAATGTTGATGGAGCAACTGTAACAAGTCCAGGAAAATTATTTTCTGGAGTCAAAGTGAATGATGTAATTAGTGTTGCACAGACAAGCATTCTAAAATATAATAGAATTACAGCAATTTCTTCAGACTTATCAACATTAACTCTTGGAACTATTACGGATGTTAGTGGAGTATTTACTGGAACTGCAATTTCTACTGGAAATTATACGGCAAATCTTAGAGTAGCAGAAATAAAAAATAGTGAAAATGGATTTCTTTATGCAAATCTTCCAGAATCTAATATTTCCTCTATCGATCTTTCAGGTTCTCAGTTATTAATAACAAATCAAATAACTGGAGAAGCAACTGATGGTTCTGGGGATTTAGTATTTGGACTACCAACTGGTATTACAAGTGCATTTTATGAAGCATTTGATCAGGAAAGATATTCCGTTCATTATACTGGGGGTGGAATTGGAACAGTAACTTCTGATGCATTTACCCTTACTGGAGGAGGAACTGGAGTCGAAATTGAAGGATTGAATACAAGTCAATCAAATATAGTTGTAAATGTAACACTTAAAAAGAATGGAATTCAAAGTAAAATTAAAAAATTTACTAGAAGTGCATTAAAAGTAGTTAATCTTTCAAAATTAGCACAATCTGGATCTGCATCTAGCATATCAATCAATGATGGACTAACATATAATCAATATTATGGACTTAGAGTTCAAGACGATCAAATTTCATTAGATGTTCCTGATGTTGCAAAAGTTCTTGTAGTATACGAATCAACGAATACTGTAGATCCTACATTAGATTCAATAGAATTTTCTTCAATATCTAATGTTGAAACAAATGCGATTATTGGTGAAAATATCATTGGTTCTGAAAGTGGAACAGTTGCAAGAGTAGTTACAAATAATACTTCCACTCCTTCATCAGGTGGTACAAATAAACTAGGTGTGGTTTATCTAAATCAAAATACTTTTACTGCTGGAGAAACTGTAACATTCAAAGAATCTAATATTATTTCTACCGTTCAGTCAATTACGTTAGGAAAATATAACAATGTAACTAATAACTATGTTCTTGATGGTGGACAGAAAAATGAATATTATGATTATTCTAGATTGATTAGAACAACAGATTCAGAACCATCTAAGAGGTTGCTAGTTGTATTCGATCATTACATAGTTCCTGCATCAGATAGTGGAGATGTATTTACGGTTTTAAGTTATGATGTGGATAGATTTTTAAATGATATTCCTACAATTGGCCCCAAAAATGTTAGAGCTTCTGATACACTAGATTTTAGACCAAGAGTTGCCAATTATTCTTCAACAACTGCTTCACCATTTGATTTTGCTTCAAGAACATTTACCACAAACTATAATTTAAAAACCGGAGAAAGTTCATTACTTGGGTTTGATTTTTATCTTCCTAGAATTGATAAATTATATCTTGATAAGTTTGAAAATCTTATTGTTAGTAAAGGTGTTTCGGCAAAAGATCCAAAGGCATCTCCAAGTAATGATCAAAGTTTGATGGAATTGGCAACTATTACACTTCCACCATATCTTTATAATCCTGATGATGTTTTTATTGATCTAGTTGACAATAGAAGATATACTATGAGAGATATTGGTCAACTTGAGGATAGAATAGAAAACTTAGAAAGAGTTACATCTTTAAGTTTATTGGAGGTTAGCACTGAAGCATTACGTATTGAAGATGAAGATGGTAATAATAGATTTAAATCCGGATTCTTTGTAGATAATTTTGTAGATAGAACTCTTGTCGATCAAAATTTAACGTCTGCAGACATTAGTGAAGGTCAATTGAGACCGAGAGTGCTCTCCAATACATTAAAGCAGAGAATTTTACAGTCACCTACTGATGAAGTTGTTCCTTTAGATTTGTCAACTAACTTTAATTTATTAGATCCAAATGTCCAAAAAACTGGAAATGTTGCTACTTTAAAATATGATTCTATTGGTTGGTTGGAACAACCACTTGCCACTCGTGTAGAAAATGTCAATCCATTCCATGTAATAGAATATGCTGGAAATGTAAAATTATCTCCAGAAAATGATTTTTGGATTAGAACAATATACATTTCCCCTTCTGTACAAAATATAACAAGAAGAACTACTAATGTTGTTACTAATACTGCTAATAATACCAGAACTCTTCCTTCTATAAGAACTGAAACTGGAAGTGGAATTAGAGTCAGAGAAACAAGAACAACCGAAACTAATACCAGTTCTAGAGTACAAACTTCAACAAGTTCTAGAACTAGAGTTGATGTGCGATCTAGAGATGTTCTCATTTCAAGTGGTGATGAGCAATATATTAGATCTAGAAATGTTTCTTTCTTTGGAAGGTCATTTAAACCTCTTACAAAACACTATCAGTTCTTGGATAATCACAGTAATGTAGATTTTATACCAAAACTTTTAGAGATTGCAAATAGCACAACTTTGGAAAATTATGGTTCTTCTGAAGGTGTATTTACATCCGGAGAAACGATAAAAGTATATCAAAATGATGGGGAACTAGGTCGATTTAGACTTGCAAATTCCAACCATAAAGAAGGATCCTTCAATTCCCCATCAAGAACATATAATATTAATCCATATGCAAGAAAGGAAAATTTACCAACTTCATATAGTCAATCATCCAAAACATTAAATATTGATTTAAATTCACTATCTAATGAAGCACAAGGGACATTTTTTGGACGTGTTGCTAAGGGAGCAAAAATAGTTGGACAGAGTAGTGGAGCAATTGCTTATGTAAAAGATTTGAAATTAATAACTGATAATTATGGAGATCTTTTCGGATCATTCTTTATTAAAAATCCACATACAAACCCAGCACCTAATCCACGGATTCTTACTGGTAAAAAGACTTACGTATTAACTAGTAGTTCTACGAATGAAAAACCATTGCCCGGAAGCAAGTTAATCTCTACCGGTCAAGGATCTTATAGTGCCGTTGGAACTCTTATAACAAGACAAATACAAACCACAATAACTACAACTATTGCAACCACAGTAAGACGTACTACAATTCTAACGACAACTAGACGTGAAGTTGTTAGAGCTAGAAGAGATGATCCTCTTGCACAATCATTTGTTGTCGGTAGAGATATTGATGCTCCAGACTTGAATGGATTTAGTAGTGATGATAAAGGTGTAGTTCTTACTGAATTGGATCTTTATTTTGCAAATGTACCAACTGGAAGTGAACCTCTCGAAGTTCAGATAAGAACAGTGGAACTTGGTATTCCAACTTTAAATTTAGTTGGAGGATCGAAAACATTATATCCAGATCAAATTGTAACATCAACAACTGGTGAAATTGCAACAAGAGTTACATTTGATGAACCAAAGTATCTTGCTCCTGGAAATGAATATGCGGTTGTTTTACTTGCACCTACTTCTGATCAATATGAAGTTTGGATTGCAAAAATGGGAGAGAAAACTGTTAATACACAATCTCTACCTGATGCAGAATCAGTAATTTATACTAAGCAATTTGCACTTGGTAGTTTATTCAAGTCTCAAAATGGATCTATTTGGACACCTACACAAGAATTAGATCTTAAATTTAAACTTTATAAAGCAAAATTTACCGCAAATACTGGTATTGCTCATTTTGGAAATCCGCCTTTAGATCAAAGTAATGGATATGTAAGTAATTTACTTCCCAATCCAATCACAGGTCTTCCGAAGACCACTAATCTTGGAATCACAACAGTTACAAATTCAGGATTGATTGGTATCTTGACCACTGGTAGAAAAATTGCCGGTTCTATTCCAAATAGTTATGGTTATATTGAATATGCTGGTGGACCAGTTAATACTATAGGAATTACTGCTGGAGGTACAAATTATACTAATCAATCAAATTTACCAACAACTACTCTTGTTGGTAATGGAAGTGGATTAAAAATAACTATCACAACTACAAATGGTGCAATCACAGGGATTACAAAAACTTCTAATGGAAATGGATATGAAGTTGGTGATGTAGTGACTGTAACTAGTGCTACAACAGGTAGAGACGCATTAATTAGTATTACTGCAATTAGTGGAAGAGACACACTTTACTTAACTAATGTTCAGGGTGAATCTGGTGGTTCAAAGGCATTCCAAGTTGGTGCTGGAGTAAGTTACTATGATAGTGATACAACTACCGTATCTTTAGGATCTACTACTATTTTAAGTGCAACTGAAGGAACAGGAACAAATTCTGGAAATTTCTTAGAAGTAAGTCATTTCAATCATGGAATGTATGCCAATAACAATAAATTGCAATTAAATGGTGTTAAATCTGATATTGCACCATCGATTCTTACTGCGAATCTATTGACAACAGAATCAAATACAATATTTGTTGAAGATTCTTCCGTCTTTACAATTTTTGAAGGATTGTCTGTTAGTGCTTCTAATCCCGGATATGTAAAAATCGGTGATGAAGTTATATCTTACCAAACAGCATCTGCAAATCAATTAGGAACTCTTGGTAGAGGTGTTCAAGGAAAAACTCAATCGCATGAAGTTGATTCAATAGTCGAAAAATATGAGTTTAATGGAGTCTCTTTAAGGAGAATTAATAATGTAATCTATGATATTTCCGATACTGGAATTGACTCCAACGGATATTATATTGAAATAGACCGAAGTGCTACGTATGGTGTTAACAGATCTGTAGATACAGCAACTATACCACAATTATCATTCAATAAGCAACTTATTGGTGGTGGAGATAAAGTTTATGCATCAGAAAATATTCAATTCAATTCCGTAAATCCAAGGTTCTTTATTCAGGCACCTGGAGATTCTACTTCAGTAAGTGCTGTAATTAGAACAACAACCGGAACCAGTATTAATGGTACTGAAACATCCTTCCAATTATTAAATCAAGTTGAACCTGTAGAATTAAATTCTTTCAATAATTTAAAATCTACTAGAATAGTATGCTCTAGGGTGAATGAATTGCAACAACCAGTATTTGATAATGTAACTGACAGAACATCATTTACTGTAGCAGTTACATTAAACAGCACAGACGAAAACTTATCTCCAATTATAAATCTTGAAGATTCTAATGTTGAGTTTGCATCAAATTATTTAAATAATCCGGTTACAAACTTTGCCACAGATTCTAGAGTAAATTCTATTTTGAATGATCCACACTCGGCAATTTATGTTTCCGATACGGTCAATTTATCTAAACCAGCATCTTCTTTGAAAGTTATATTAGGAGCATATAGACCCGCCTCTGCAGATATTAGAGTTCTTTATAGTCTTATTAGAGATGATTCATCAGAAATTGAACAGGAATTTGAATTATTCCCAGGACATGAAAATCTTCAAGCAACTTCTGATGGTGGATTTAAAGTTGTTGATCCTTCTTTAAATAACGGAAAACCTGATACTAAAGTTCCCGCAAGTTCTGCTAATCAATTCTTAGAATATGAATTTAGTGCTAATGATTTAGGAGAATTTAGTGGATATTCAATTAAAATTATTATGTCAGGAACTGATCAAGCAAATGCACCGATTATCAGTGATCTTAGAACAATCGCACTAGCATGAAGAATTTAATAAAAGTTAAAGACCATCCTCATCTTTACAGAGATGAGAATACTGGAGCAATTGTTAATTGTGACGATATTTCTTATGATAGGTATATGAATAGAGTGAAACGAAAAAATTCTGAGAAAGAAGAGTTAAATAATATGAAAAAAGATATTGAAGAAATAAAAAATTTACTCAAAGATTTCTTGAGTAAATAGTTACTATCAATAATTCATATAAATATCTAAAGGTATGTTAGCATCATAAAATAATGGCTGTTTATGTATCAAATATTGTTATCGAACAAGGATTTGATTTTGATACTTCATTTCAATTAGAAGATACCAGAACTAATTCTCCATTAGTACTGACTAGTGCTTCTGCTGAAGCTAAACTGAGAAAACATTATGGTTCTACAACATCGGTATCTTTTGCATCGTCAATAACTAGTCCTGAATTAGGAATTATTTCTATTTCATTGAATGCATCACAAACTGTTAATATAAAACCTGGTAGATATGTTTTTGATGTGAAATTAACAAATTTTGGAAAAGAATTTAAAGCTGTGGAAGGTGCAGCACTAATAAGAGGGGGAGTAACTAGGTAATGCCCAATATCAACGACAGAATTGGTTCTCAAAATGTAATCCGTGTTTTATCCAATGCTTCTGCTCCACCGACACGATTACTAAATTTAACTGATGTAAATTCCACTCTAAAATCTAGAGATGGAATGATTTTGGTATGGGATCTGGCAACAGAGTCTTTCTTCATGACGGATACGATTGATTCGTCATCTCTCAATATTACTGGTATTGTAACATTTACAAATACTACCGAATCTTCATTACCAACGAATGGTGCTTTAGTTATTGATGGTGGAATTGGAATTGGTAAAGCAGTTAATATTGGAGGAAATATATCGGTTGCTGGTGTCTCAACCTTTGCTTCTAATTTAGATATAAATGCTGCTGTTGACATATTAAACGGATTAACAGTAAATTCTACATTTAACTCCGTTGGAATTACAACTCTTGCTTCTGCCGGAGGAATTACTACTACTGGTGGTGATTTATATATTGGAGGAGATTTATATGTTAATGATGATATAAAATTTGATGAGTTCAATGCTCGTAATTCCAATATAACTGGAATTTCAACAGTAGGAACAACATTAGATGTTAATGGAACTTTAGATGTTGATGGTCGAACTGAATTAGATATAACTAATATTTCAGAAACACTTAATGTTTCCGGTGTTTCTACATTTGCTGGTAATATTGATGCTAATGGATCTTTAGATGTAGATGGACACACTGAGTTAGATAATCTCAATGTGTCAGGTGTTTCTACATTTGCTGGTAATGTATTATTCGCAAGCAATGTTTCTATTGCAGGAACACTTACATATGAAGATGTAAATAATGTTGATGCTATTGGACTCATTACTGCTAGAAGTGGTATTAATATAGGTTTTCCTGGTGTCGCATCCACATTAACTTCTAGTGGAGATTTAATACTCTCTAGAAATTTACACGTTGCTGGACTATCAACATTTGTTGGTGTTGCAACATATTCTAGTGATGTATTTGTTTCAGGAACACTAACTGCCGGACTCATTGATGGAGGAATATACTGATGGCAAAACCTAGCACTAGACAAGGACTTATTGATTATTGCCTGAGACAACTTGGAGCACCAGTTCTTGAAATAAATGTTGCTGATGAACAGATTGATGATTTAGTTGATGATACTATTCAATACTTTAATGAAAGACATTATGATGGTGTTGAAAAAATGTATCTTAAGTATAAAATTACTCAAGATGACATTGATAGAGGTAGGGCAACAGGTACAACTGGAGTTGGTATTGTAACAACAACTGGAACTTCAACCAATATAAGTGGTTTTGGAACGATTACCTCAAATTTTTATGAAACTTCCAATTTTATCCAAGTTCCTAATTCTGTAATAGGAATAGAAAAAGTATTCAAATTTGATACTAGCACTCTTTCTAGTGGAATGTTCAGTATCAAATATCAATTATTCTTGAATGATCTATATTATTTTAGTTCAATTGATTTGTTATCATATTCAATGACCAAATCGTATCTTGAAGATATTGATTTTTTATTGACAACAGATAAGCAAGTAAGATTTAATAAAAGACAAGATAGATTATATTTGGATATAGATTGGGGAGAAAAAACTAAGGATACATTTTTTGTTTTAGAATGTTATAGAGCACTTGACCCAGAAAGTTTTTCTCAAGTTTATAATGATACTTTTGTTAAAAAATATCTCACTGCATTACTAAAGAAACAGTGGGGACAAAATTTAATTAAATTCCAGGGCGTAAAACTTCCGGGTGGCATTGAACTCAATGGTCGTGCAATATTTGAAGACGGTCAAAGAGAATTGGAGGATATAAAACAAAAAATGTCTTCTGAGTATGAACTACCACCTTTGGACTGTATTGGTTAATAATTATGGCATTGAATCCATTTTTTCTTCAAGGATCTTCAAATGAACAATTTCTTGTTCAAGATATAATCAATGAGCAATTAAAAATTTATGGTATAGATGTTTATTACCTACCAAGAAAAATTTTTAAAACTGATAATATAATTCGTGAAATACAATCCTCCAAATTTGATGATACTTTTTTGATAGAAGCATATCTGAATAATTATGATGGATATGCTCCTGATAGTGATATCATGACTAAATTTGGATTAAGATTAAAAAATGAAATAAGTTTGACTATATCTAGAGAAAGATATGAAGAATTTATTGCCCCATTTCTAGAAGGTATTAGTGCTGGTATTAGAGAAGGAAGAATTACTGAATATGATTTTGCAGACTTAATTACTAGACCGAAAGAAGGAGATTTGATTTATTTTCCTCTTGGAGAAAGACTATTTGAAATAAAAAGAGTTGAATCAGAAAAACCATTTTATCAACTAGGAACTAATTATGTTTATGAATTGAGTTGCGAACTTTATGAATATGAAAATGAACTCATTGATACTTCAATTGAGGAAGTTGATAATACTGTAGAAGATGAAGGATATATTACAAGTCTTACAGTTGTTGGGTCTGCAATAACTGCTACTGCAACGGCATCAATTTCTTCCGGATCTATTACTGAAATATTTTTAAATAATGATGGTAGTGGATATGCTTCTGCTCCTATAGTAACTTTCTCAGGACCAAATAGTGGAATAGATACGGCAACAGCAGTCGCAGTTACAACTAGTAGGGTAAATATACAATCTGTTTTAAGGTTAGAACTAACGAATGGGGGATCTGGATATACAACTCCTCCAATAATAACAATAAGTGGTGGGGGAGGAGCAGGAGCTGCGGCAACTTGTTCTGTCGGAGGAACAGAGACCAGTGTTTCTTCTATCTCTGTTACTAGTGGAGGACGTGGATATTCTATTCCACCTACAGTAATTATTGGTAGTCCTGGAGTAGGAGTCACTGCAATAGCAGTTGCCGGAATTGCTGATGGTAAACTTGATTATATTAGAATGCTTAATACAGGTATTGGATATACTCAGGCACCTACGGTTTCCATAACAGGATTATCTACAGTTGGTGTTGGAACTTATATCTATAACGAAACCATAACTGGAGAATCCTCAGGAGTAACGGCAAAAATCAGAGATTTCAGAACTACTCAACCGACAACACCAGGTGTTCTTCCTGTTACCAATATTAGAGTCTCACTAAATACTGGTAAGTTTAGTCCTGGTGAAACAGTTGTAGGGACAATTTCATCTGCTAGGTACACTGTTTTAAGTTACGATACAGAGAGTTATGATAATCCGTATGACACTAATGAAGAAATAGAATTAGAGGCGGATGATATTTTAGATTTCTCAGAGTCAAATCCATTTGGTAATTATTAATGTTAGGAACATACTTTTATCACGAAATTATAAGAAAAACTATTATTAGTTTTGGAACTTTATTTAATGATATTTCTATCAGACATACAAAAAGTGATGGTAGTATTTTAGATGAAACAAAAGTTGGTCTTTCTTATGGACCAATGCAGAAGTTTTTGACAAAAATTCAAGAACAAGAACAGTTAACGAAATCTATTGCAATCACTCTTCCAAGAATGTCATTTGAGATGACTACGATTCAATATGATTCAACTAGAAAAACTGGAGTTACTCAAACATTTAAGGCAAACGATACTACTGATAATAAAACAAAAAAAGTTTTTATGCCGGTTCCATATAATATTGGATTTGAACTTAATATTTTCAGTAAGTTGAATGATGATGCTCTTCAAATTGTTGAGCAAATACTGCCATTTTTTCAACCATCTTTTAATTTGACTGTAGATTTAGTCAGTTCTATTGGAGAAAAAAGAGACATTCCAATTGTTCTCGATAGTATTGATTTTCAAGATGATTATGAAGGATCATTCCAAACGAGAAGAGCATTAATTTATACTCTAAGATTTACTGCTAAAACTTATCTATTCGGTTCTATTGCCGATACATCTGATGGTCTCATCCGCAAAGTTCAGGCAGATGTTTATGCCGATACTAATACAAAGACTGCAAAACGTGAAATGAGATATACTGCTGTTCCTGATCCCATTACTGCAGAACCTGGTGATGATTTTGGATTTACCGAGAGTTGGGAATTTTTAGGAGACTCCAAAAATTATAGTCCTACTAGACAAGAGGATATTTGATTGTTATGAATAATAATTATGATTCAATCGATGAGGCTCTGAATATTGATAGTGATATTGTAGAGTCAAAACCAATCAAAAAACCAGAGATCATAAAATCGAAGGATGATGATATAGAGAAAGATTATATCTATAGTCGTGCGAATCTCTACTCCCTCATAGAGAAGGGTCAGGAGGCAATCAACGGCATTATGGAGGTAGCAGGGGAAGGAGGCAGTCCAAGGGCATACGAGGTCGCAGGGCAGTTGATTAAGAGTGTTGCTGATACTACTGATAAGTTAATTGATCTACAAAAGAAACTTAAGGATGTAGAAGACGAAACTAAAAAGACCACAAATAATGTCACCAATAATGCAGTGTTTGTTGGGTCTACATCAGAACTTCAAAAAATGCTCAAGCAAGGTTTTCTAAATAATAAAGAATAGACTACTTTTCATCGATGAAAAAGTGTAAGCAAGGATATTATTATTGTTATACTGATAAGAAGTGTAAACGAATTCCACTGGGATATCGTATTGCATCTGGTGGATATCTTCGCAAAGAAAACGGAGAAGAATCTGGAGAAGATAGTGATAATAATGGTAATGGGAATGGTGGAAACGGTAATGGGAATGGTGGAAATGGAAATGGTGGTGGAAACGGCAATGGTGGCGGAAATGGTGGAGGAGTAAGTGAATCGAAAAGTGGTGATAGTTCTTTGCGTGACTGGTTTGGCAAGAGTAGGTCTAGTGATGGCAAGCCTGGTTGGGTTCAATTGGGTGGTAAATATGCCGGAAAACCCTGTGCCAAACAACCAGGACAAACCACAAAACCAAAATGCGGATCCAGCAAAATGGCCGCAAATTTAGACGATAAGGAAGAGAAAAAGGCATTTAGTAGAAAGCAACGTCAAGATCCAAATCCAGATAGAAAAGGGAAGGCAATCAACGTGAAGACAGAAGAAACTGTAGTAGAAAAGGCAGGTGAGAAAGATGCCTGTTATAAGAAAGTCAAGAGTAGATACAGTGTTTGGCCTTCTGCATATGCTTCCGGAGCACTTGTAAAGTGTCGTAAGGTTGGTGCTGCTAACTGGGGAAATAAGTCAGAGTCTGTAGAGTATTCTGATTGGAGAGATGATTTTCAGGCAATGGAATATGAGTTCGTTGATATTATCAAACCAGAACCCATTAAAGGTGGACAAGAGCAGATTGATGAGGGACAAAAGTGTTGGAAAGGTTATGAGAAGAAAGGAACCAAAAAGATGTTTGGTAAAGTTGTAAATAATTGTGTAAAGAAGGAAGGATATGATGTTGGTGATGTTGATCAAAAAGTTGGTGCAGTAACTCCTATTCCCAAAGATGAGAGAGAAGCAGCAAAACAAAGATTACTTGCTAAGGCAAAAGCAAAACGTGAAAAAATGAAAGAAGAAGTTAAGATGGATGAGAGTCATAAGAATCCTGAAAGTGTTAAAAGTATTGCCAAAGAACTAGATAAAGCAGTCGAAATGCATAAGAGTCAAGCAAAGAGACTCAGAAAATCTGGTGTATCTGAAGAAAAAGAAGAATCTAAAGTCGGTGGTGGTAACTTGAAGAAACTTACGGCAAAAGCAGTAAGAAGAATTGATGCCGATGTTGATGGTGATATTGATAGTGTAGACATGAAATCTCCAGAAACTGGAGTGTTTGTTCCTTCTCCTGATGGTAAGAAAAAATTAAAACCAAAAGTAAGATTTGAACAGTCTGATTGGAAGAGTGAACTTGAAGAGGGTGCTGCCTGGACTAAAAAATCGGGTAAGAGTAAGTCTGGTGGTCTTAATGAGAAGGGACGTAAGTCTTATGAAGCAGAAAATCCTGGTAGTGATCTGAAAGCACCTAGTAAAAAAGTTGGTAATCCTCGCAGGAAAAGTTTTTGTGCAAGAATGAAGGGAATGCGAAAGAGGCAAAAACCTTCTAATAATACTGGTGATGATAGATTGTCTAAATCATTAAGAGCTTGGAATTGTTAATTTGATTTTATGAGTGACGTATATCTTGGTAATCCATTATTAAAAAAAGCAAACACTGCGATTGAGTTTACAGAAGATCAAATTATTGAGTTTCTGAAATGTAAACAAGATCCAATTTATTTTGCAAATAACTATATTAAAATTGTTTCTCTTGATGAAGGTTTAACACAGTTTCATCCATATCATTTTCAAGAGAAATTAATTCACAATTTTCACAATAATAGATTTAATATCTGTAAGATGCCACGACAGACCGGTAAGTCTACTACTGTGGTATCATATCTACTGCATTATGCACTTTTTAATGACAGTGTAAACATTGGTATTCTGGCAAACAAAGCATCTACTGCTAGAGAATTGTTAGGAAGATTATCAACCGCATACGAAAACTTGCCAAAATGGATGCAGCAAGGTATTCTAGTATGGAATAAAGGAAATATAGAACTAGAAAATGGCAGTAAGATACTGGCATCATCTACATCTGCGAGTGCTGTCCGAGGCATGTCGTTCAATATCTTATTTCTAGACGAATTCGCATTCGTCCCTAATCACGTCGCTGACTCCTTCTTTGCATCTGTTTATCCTACTATTACTTCTGGTAAAAGCACAAAGGTAATTATTGTATCAACACCACACGGTATGAATCACTTCTACCGTATGTGGCATGATGCGGAGAGAAATAAAAACGAATATATTCCTACAGAGGTTCACTGGTCAGAAGTTCCTGGTAGAGATGTTGTTTGGAAAGAACAAACAATCGCAAACACATCAGAAGAACAGTTCCGTGTTGAGTTTGAATGCGAGTTCTTGGGTTCTGTTAATACATTAATTAATCCATCAAAACTCAAAACTTTAGTTTATGAAGATCCCATACAAAGAAATGCCGGATTAGATGTCTATGAAAATCCTATTGAGGATCATAATTATCTAATGACAGTAGATGTTGCCCGTGGTCTTGGTAA